GACCATAATAAAGAAGCCCATACTCACATCTGTAGATATTGTGGATGTTATTACTCTCACATACACCATTATAATAAAACCGCGGTTCATCCACAGTGGAAGAGACAATGTCCAAACCCAGATTGTAGTAATTATGTGGGACCAGATGATAAGTATAATACTGTCCTTATAGAGAAGGAGTATCAAACTGTAGGAACAAGTGTAGCCTCACCGTCCGAGTTGATTAAAATGATAGGGGAATCTTGTTCACCTATTTATGACTCCCTCTTACGCACTTTTGCAACATATAGCGAGCAAAAGCGTTTGACAATACATGACAAATTAAATCAAGCTAAGGATAAAGATCTAGACATGATAGAAGTTTTGAAGCAGTACACGGAATTAGAAGGTATAATAAACGATTCTGTTGTGGCTAATATGCTTACAGATGAAGACATGATTCAAGTTGAAGAAACAGATCTAGAGATATTACACCGACAATTGCGAAGATGTTATGCTAGAATCACGGTTGGACAACATAGTGCATATGCAGTACATGTTGGTAACGGGTTCTTCCTGACTATAGCACACTGTTTTGAGGAAGTAGGCGAACAATCCACATTAAGTTCAGCTGGCATCCGTTACTCTGCCGTGTGTGTGGCCCTTCTTAGAAACAGAGACATAAGTGTAGTGCTATGTAAGAACTTGAGTAACCTACCGTCTGCAAAGAAGTATTTTGTAGACAATAGTGAAGAATTAGATCATAACGGGTATTTTATAAGGTGTGGGCCTAGTTTCGAAGTTATATCGGGAGCTCTTGAATACAAAGCTTATCAGGGACACCTAGAAGGACGTAGTAATATAGGAGATAGATATGCTCCTACTACAGAGGTCTTAAAGATAAGAAGACTTGGTTTAGAATGTGCAAAAGTTATAAAGAGAGGTGATTGTGGCTTCCCTTTTGTCTGTCGAATAGGTAGCTCAATGAGAGTTGTTGGCTTCCACAATGCTTACAAATTAGAATCATGCTTTTTTGGTGCATTTGTGAATAAGAGTTTGATAGCAGACTTGTGTGATATAACTATAGCTAATTCCGAGCAACTATCTAGTTGTGCAGTTGTATCCATACCAGCGATTGTTAACTCAGATTTGCGGGCTTTGACCGTCTCTATGCCAGTCGAGTACGTTAATGCGATCGAAACCAGTATAAAACCAGACCCTCTTTTTCCAAAAACAAGTGATTCCAGCTCTCTTTTAAGTATAGGTTATAACCCTATATTCAGAAGCTGGAATAAACAGAAGGAGAAGCACTCTTCTCATGACCTTTTATTAATAAACAAAAATTTGACATTACCAGCTGCGTATAATATGACTTATGTGGAAGATACAACTGACTTAGTTTTGGATGGTGCAGGAAGGCCTAGCCCTTTGTGGACTCAGGCCTGCAAGTATAATTTACAAAATATAGATTATGACGAAGAATGCTTTGAGCATGCTGTCGAGCTGTGTTATGACTATAATAAATTGACATATGCAGAACAACCATTTAGGATACTGACAGAGTTTGAAGCTATTAATGGTTGCAGAGAGCCTTTCTTAAGTAATATAGACATCACAACTAGTGCAGGACCATATGCGAAGTACTTTGGGGGGGTTTTTCGCAAGAATCAAATATTTGATACTACTTATCATAAAGATCAACCTATATATAGTTTTAATAACACGAAAGTAGCACAAGACATAAGAAACCACCTAAAAGAGCAAGTTAAATTATTAGAAC